GGTATCGCTCAATCGTGAGCTGACGCATGGCCACACGTTGTTCGTCGGTGGCATCGGCACCCAGTTTGCGCAGGTTGATCTCGATCTGCCGGTCCAAGGAGTTCTTTTTCATGATGGAGTTCTCGAACTCCATGTCACGGATCAGCTGCTGCGCTTTCTCGTGCGCCTGGTCGAAGACAGGGCCACCAGCCTCGATAGACTGATTGGCCTCCACTGTTGCAGCTGCCATCTGCTCAGCGCGATCACGGACGTCCTCCAGCCATTGGGCGAGCTGCTCACTGACTGGTGGCTCGTTCACGAGCTCCAGGTACTCAGCACGGGCTGCAGCGACTTGTGCTTGCATGCCCTCTGCAGAGGCAATAATGCCGTCAGCCGTCACTTCAAAATTGCGCAGGCCTGCCACTGAATCACGCAGACCACCCTCCATGGAGGTGAAACCCCGGCCGATCGCACCTGGCATCTCTGAGCCATAGGAAACGACGTCTGCCAGCTTTTCCAGCAGCCAAGCCAGCGACTCAGCCATACCACCCACATGGTTGTTCAGCACGTCCGCAATGACGCCTGCGCGCCCAGCGAACACATCCATCATGGTGCTGCCGACTTCCAGCAGCAGGATCTTGACCAGCTGCAAGGTCTCGCGCCATCGCTGCAAGGAATCCAGCGGATAGCCCAAGCCGGTGACGGCAGCATCTACCATGCCATCGACAGCGCTCTGGATCCCACCCGCCTGGACAGCAGCACCGTACATGCGATCGGTCAGATCAGTGACAATCGGAGCCAGACCCAGCGCGATCTGATTGGCAGCACCCGTGGCCACCGCTTCCATCCGCGTCATACCGGCAACGGAGTCGGCGAGGATCTGCGCATCGATATCGCCCAGAGCAACACCGATCGCGGTCGCTTCTGCCTCGAGCTCACTGAGCTGGGTAATGACATTACTCAGCATGGTAGCCTGCGAGCCGCCCAGCATATCCAGGAACATGATCCGCTGGTTCTGGTTCAAGCTCTTGAGCTCATCACCCAGCCGGCGCATCATCTCGTCTGGCTTGAGGTTGGCGAACTCTTGGACGTCCAGATTCATAGTGCGGAAAAAGTCGGCAGCGGTACCCGTGCCTTTGGTGGCGAATTCCTGCACGCGCTTGGTGGTCTCGCGCAGAATGTCCCCATAGGTCTGAGTCTCGATGCCCAGGAATGAGACGGCGTACGCCTGCCCCATGAATGCCTCAGTGCTGACACCCAGCATCTGTGCAGTATTGACGGTGGCCTCGACGGCCCTTGCGCGGGTATTGTAAATAGCCGCCATTGCTGTGGTCACGACAGCTGCTGCTGCAGCGACTAGCTTGGCGCCCTTGTCGACTACTTTCGAGAAGCCGTCGACCTCTTTACTGGTTTTCTTGTGTGACTTGCCGTAGTCATCCGTTTTACGGCGGCCTTTGTCCTGAGCCTGACCGAGCTTGTCGATCTCTTCACGGTTCGCACGGACAGCCTTGACGCCACCCTTACCGTCGCCGGTAATAATGAGCGCTATCTCGTGCTCTTGTGCTTTTTTCATCAACCGATCCTCAGAAAAAAAGAACCCGCCGAAGCGGGTAAAGGTTCTTGCTACTTCCCTGCATGCTGACGACGACTGGAACTGCGTTGCCGTTTTCTGCCCATCTCGGCCAGGTAGCCAGATTCGATCAGACGCAGCTGATCGAGCAGCTGCAGCGGATCCTCCGGTACCGGCCGCATCCGATCCATAATCTGAAACGCCACCCCGTAATCGAGGCCTGTCTCACCAACCAGACCACCGACACGCCATTGCGTCTGCAGGCGTTCCCAAAGCTGAAACGCCGGCACATTTACCGCGTATACCTCGAAATCCGATTCCGCTTCCTCAAGCATCCAAGCCGGCAGCGCATTTCTGCCAGCTCCAAAGAACGCCAGATCACCAGCCAGCTGCGCCGGCATGCTGGCACTACGCCGACGAAATCCTTTAGCGAACTTCTCGCCGATTAAAACAAGCTGCTGGTCTGGTTCTTTTTTACAACGGCTTTGGTGTAGGCCGACAGCAGTGCGTTACGGGTGTCGGGTCGAGACTTGACCAGCGTCAATAGCTCATCCTGAGTGATCGAATCATCGGCAGGTACGCCCTCAACACTGACCAACGCCTGGTCAAGAAAGTCCACCTGCGGCTCTGCTTCATCCTTTCCGATAATCTTGAACTCGGCGGTAAAGGACCACTTCTGATCCTTACCGTCGGTTGGTGTTACTACGTTTACTGCGGTCTTGAAATTGTTCGTTTTGGTCAGTTTAAAGGCCACGGCCTGGTCTCCTTTTTTAATGATTGAACTGCAAAACTGAGCGCCCCTACTTACGTCAGGGCGATGGTCCACTCGTCGTTACCAGCGGCGCTATTCGGCAGCAGCTTCAGGCCAGCACCGAGCTGGACGATTCCGTCGGCTTCCGGGAAGGTCGGATTGATCAGCTGAACTTTCGGGCAATTTACGGTGATGATCTGACCGGCAGTTGCACCAAGCACCAGGTTCAAGGCACCAGTGGCATGTTGCTTGATTGTCTGGTGGAAGTTTTTGGTACCAATACCAGGCAGATCAATCTGGATATTGCCGCCGGGATTACGTCCCCGGATATCAATTTCGCGCACGCCCGGATTGTTGCGATGAGTCACATTATTGCCGTCGGTCAGCTCCAATTGATTCAGTACACCCGAGTAGCCGTGCAGACTGAACGTGCAGTTCTGCTGATTGATAGGCAGCGGCTCTTTCCATGCCGAAAAGTCAAATGAAGGAATAGCCGTCGAAGACGGATCAACATCCAGCCCCCAAATCTCCATGACAAGCATCAGATGGTCATCAGCATTGGCTCGCAGTGACGCAGTGCCACGACAGCCGCGCATCACATGCAGCTCACCGTCCATGTGATAGCCGATCGTGGCGGCGTCGTAAGGCCGACCAGCCATCTCGAACGTGACCGATGTGGTGGGCACTTCGACCAACGACCGCCCGCAGATTTGCAACAAGGCCGCCCAGGGCGGTGCAGTGCCGGCGGTGCCACTGGCGAATAGATCCACCTCAACTCCGATCGTGCTGTAGGTGCCCATGTACAGTGACTTCTGCGCACCGTAATGTGACTGAACATTAGTGCGCTCTTTCAACGTGCCCTGACGGGTGTTGAAGTTAGTGATACGACACAGCATGGCGTCGGTAAGTGTTTGTTGCTCGCCGTAGGTATCTTCTACGTTGCAGAACAGTGCTTTCAGATTGGCGTCGAGTGACATGGGCAGCTCCTGAAACTAAAGTAATGGGTATAAAAAAAGGCGCCGGAGCGCCTTATTTATCTTCTGTTTTCGCCGGTGGTTTTTTCGCACCCGGCTTATCTGCTGGCGATGCCGGCAGGTCTTTCACTTCTGGCTTTTTCGTACCCGCCGGAGCAGTGCGCGACACCAGTTCCGTTTTGCCGTCTTTCGTTGTTATGTAGCGGCCACCTTGTTTCATCGTGTTGTCCTCACAGTTGGCTGATTAGTGTTTCGGTACCGAACTCAATGCGACGGGCCATCAACGGCCCCATGATGCGAGCTGTCGCCGAGCTCAGCACTGTCATGCCTTGGTGTTTCGGCGTGTGATGGAAACCCAGAACCGCCCTAACGACGGCATCGTGCAATGCGTCAAATTCGCTGACACGACAGAACAGCAGAGCAACTATGCGCTTCTCTGACATCTGGCGCGTTCGCATCTTTGATTCTGGTTCGGCGTATTCGTAGTTGCCGTAATACAACAACACGCTTGGCGTAATCGTGCTGTCTGTATTCATATTCTCGATAGCAGCCGCAGGCAGTTCGTGCCCCAACTCCACAGACTTCAGAGCAGCGACGGTCTCAATCCGCGCCTTAACGCCATTGATCATTACGCGCCCCCTTGCTTGCTCATGTAGTAGTTCAATGCCACATCGAATTCTTTATCGTATTCTTCCGCTGCAAACACGTCGTAAGGTGTTCCCAGCGCATCACCGGCCGCCACTACCATATCCGGGATAGATGGCCCCTTCATGGGGATCAGCCGCTGCTTGCCGCCGCTGGTGGTCTTGCCACGCGGATCACGGTAGAACACCTGCTGGTTGCCGTTTTGACCCGTTGCTAAAAACGCGGGCCGGGATCTGATCAGTTTCCGCGCATCGGCTTTCATCACTTGGACGGTCACGCCGGTGCGGAATCGACCCCAGCGCTGCCCCTTTTTCGTCTTTCTGCCCAACGTCACGCGCCTGGGCTTGGCGCCAAAATTCAGATATCCGAGTTTTCGGCTGCGGAACAGCAGCACCGCGCTGACCTCATTGGCCCGCCGGACGCCCTTCATTTTCTTGGCATACCGACGGAATGTGCCGGCCTTTACGTTGTAGCGCTGGCGTACCTCTTTCGACACATAGGTCTGCAGCTTGTTGACGGTCTTACCAACAGCCGAGGCGTTGATCTTGTCGACCAGGGAGTCCCCGAGCTGAGCTCGCAGCACCTCAAGATTCTTAACTTCAAACTTCTGGTGCATTGGTTTTGCCGATGCTGATCAACCGCGTGATGGAATCGTTCTTCAGCGTCTGCAGGAATTCATAGTGCTGGCCTGTTGCCTTATCCAGGAATAACGCCCCAGTGCGCAGGCCGGGCAGATCATCCGAAATGGCGCGCAGTGTGGTGGTCACGATCACCTGCCCATATTCGACCATCACTTCCACGTCAGGGCGAATCACCGCAGTGATATCTGCGGAGTATTCGCCCACCGTGAATGTCACCAGACCGCCATGCAGCTCAAGCGCGTCACGCGCGGCCTGTATCTGGACGTCACGCATTACTGCTGACCGCCGCCCTGGGGATCTTTACCTGCATCCGGATCCGTTTCGTCGTCGGATTCCTTTGCCTTGGTGGCCTTAGTGATTACATCGCCCATCGCCTTAGCTTCCACTGCAGTTAGCGAAATCTCATCGCCGGCTTTGTACTTCACGCGATTACCGTCTGAGTCACGACCTTCGCAGTAGCGGTTAAAAACATACTTGGCTTTTGACATGATCTATGTCCTTTTGTAAGTAGATTAACTGGGTGCCAGTGGCCTGCGATCACAGGCCATGGCATTCAATGAGCTTGCGTTACAGTGTGTAAACGGTGGCGCAGACAGTGCTGTTAATCAGCGGCAGCACCGGCAACGGGGCTGATTGGGTCATACAGAACTCGACGGCAGGATCCTCGTTCTGCCACACCTTCGGGAAGTACTCGAGCGCCTGATAGTTCGCCTTGCCATCCAGGATAGCGCCGAATGCCCGAACACCCGTCGCGCCCTGGGAAACCAGAATCACTTCGTTGTCCTGGACAAACTTCACTTGATTGCCTTCCTCATCGATGTACCAGCCCGAGTAAGTCCAAAGCTCTGGACCTGCACCACCCAAGCGACCACGGTACGCTGCTTTCATTTTGGCCGGGGCCAATTCCAGCGTTGTGTCAGAACCTCGACGAGTGTTGATCAGCTCCTTAACATCGGCGTTTTTAGCAAACTTGGTAAACGCGCCGTTGCCAAAAATGATATGTGTGCACGGAGCGTCCATCCGGTCCATCCAGTCCTGAAGGTCGCCCAACGGATCTTCAGCGGATTGACCCCATCGAGCGTCTGTCAGCAATGTCACCGTATTACCGGCAGCACGACCAAAATCAACCACTGACGTTTTGTAGCTCTCACCAGACACTACGATCTGACCAGTACGCAGCAATGAGGAAGCCATCCACTCCAAACGATTGGTGATACGCTGCCGTTGCTCATCCAGGATGTCCACGACGATAGCGTTGCGGCGCGCCTCAGCGGTCATCGAACCACCAATGGCCTCGCCTGGACGGCGGCGCAGAACACGCTGTGGGTCGACTACGTCCTTGGGCTTGACGTATGCAGGTCTGAAGGTCTTCTGTAATGCACCTTCCTGCGTGTTAGCCTTACCAGCCAACATCGGCGACACGAATGGTGCCAGTGTA